TACTCTGCGCCCCGTAGACGATGGCGAAGTTGATGGTCTTGCCCTGCGTGCGGGTTGCTCCAGTAAGCTCAGCGGTCTGCTGGTGAATGTCCTTGTCCTGCTTGTAGGCTTCTGCCAGCTTGCCCTCCCCACTGCAAAGGTGCGCGAGCACCCTAAGCTCAATCTGCGAGTAGTCCGCAGAGAACAGTGTGTTGCCAGGTGCAGCGGTGAAGGCTTCACGCACACGCATACCCAGCTTGCTCCTTACTGGGATGTTTTGTAGGTTGGGGTAGGTAGACGACAGTCGGCCTGTGTTCGTACCCGTGTGCAGGTAGTCGCAGTGCAGCCGCAGGTCTGGATACTGAGCCGCTTTCTCCAGCAGGCTGTCGGTGTAGGTAGAGAGAATCTTATCAATCTCCCCACGCTCTAGCAGCAGCCGCAGTGCGACACCAGCCTCGGTGTCCTCGGGGACGTGGGGCAGCATCAGTTGCAGATTGCTGTGCTTCATGGAGACTAGCTTAGCCTTCTCCGTAAGCTCAAAGTCGATGCTCTTGTCATCAAGGGGCCAGCGACCAGCGGCCCATGCACGCACCTGAGCGTCGCTGTTGACATTCACTCCCGGCATCAGGAAGTCTAGCTCGGCGTCAATGGCGGTCAGCTTCTCGGTAAGCTCAGCCTTCAACGCTTCCAGGTGCTTGAAGTCGATGGCGAAACCGCACTCCTCCATGTACCGAAGGACGTGCACGAAGGGCATCTCGACTTCGTGAAAGGTCTGCTGTAGCAGCTTGTCAGAGGCTAGGAAGGGGTAGAACTCAGTGCCTAGCCGCAGGGCGAAGATGGCGTCCTCGCAGGCGTACTCGATGACCGCTTCAGGAGGCAGGGCGTCGATGGTCTTGCCGTCAACGAGGTCAGAGAACTGCGTCATCTGATGCCCGAAGTGATACTGCGTAAGAGCCTTCAAGCCGTAGGACGTGTTAGGTGTCTTACCCGGAGGGATGTTCTGCCCAGCAGACCAGTCCTTACCAAGCCCCACAGCAGGCTTCTGTAGCAGCCACATGAGCACCTGCGTGCAGGCAAAGGGCACGCTCCAGAGCTGGTAGGGAGTGAACCCCTCCATGGAGAGCACCTTCAGTTCGTGCTTCACGTTGTGGCAGTAGAGCCGTCCCTTACGGGCAAACAGCAGGCACAGTACGCGGTAAGCAGCAACCTCAGAGACGTTCTCGCCTTCCAGGTGCCTTACTGGGACGTAGTAGCTGCTGCCGTCGAGGAACGCGATACTGAAACCAGTCATGCTGGACAGGTAGACATTGAGGCGGCTCTTACTGCCACTTAGCCCCCCAAGCTGCTGCCCGCTGCTTTCAGTATCGAAGCCGACAGGCTTCGTCGTATCAGTCTGTAGCTTCTGTCGAAGCTCGTCCAGCACTCCCGGCGACGTTGCTAGCTTCACGGGTCTTCTCCCACAGGAACATCAGGTTGGTAGCTGCGTGCGCTAGGTGCTGCTTGCCGCTCTCAGGGTCGTGGATTTCTCCAGCCATGAAAGCGTAGAAGTGACGCAGCGTTGCTGCTACGTACCTCCGCTTACTCACCAAGCGCCAGTTGTGCTCCCCGTACTTGGTAGCGCCAAGAGCGAGCACCTCACCGACTTCTAGCAGGAACTCTGGCAAGAGCAAGTCAACCCTGCTCTTACCCGTGTCGTTCTTCTTACCTTCCATGGGGCCTCTTGATGGAGTCGAACCATCATCTCCTGCAACACAAGGGCTCTACCATTGAGCTAAAGAGGCCGGTACTACTCAGAAGTCGATATCGGAGCCTTCACTGATGAAGGGCGGGGCAGACTTCTTAGCGCCCTGCGGCTTGTTCTCAAACATGTTGAAGAAGTACTGCTCAGGCGTAGACAGCACGCTGACAGCAGACACCTTGCGGCCCTGACTCTTCTCCACGTCAGCAGGCGTGGCGAACTGGATGTTCAGGAAGCCGCGCTCGTTCTCCCAGATGACGCCGAACTCAGCCGAAGCGCCAGTGGAACGGTTCTTAGCGATGAGACGATACTTGGGACTAGCCATGGGATACCTCCGTTAGAGTGAGAGAATCAAGCCTTCCAACCAAGCTCTGCCTGCTTTGCCTTGATCTTCTCGACCAAAGCGGGATACTCAGGCGTACCACGAAGCTGCAACAGTTGCCCACGAACATCGGCAAGGTTGCTGAGAGTAGCAGAAGCAATCGCCTGTGCAATCGCAGACGCATCGTTAGCAGCCTTCTGCTGTGCGCGGCTCGGCTTGCTGTCGGCGTCGGTGCTAGCATCGGCCTCGGGGTCATCGCCCCAGGAAATGAGGAAGGCGTTAGCAAGCGCGTACTTCAGTGCGCTCGTGTTAGCCTTGAGCACAGCCTTATCGCCAGCGTCCATACCCTCACCAAGCCCCTCGACCTGGATGGCGCGGTTAGCGCCCTCGGCAGAGTCGATGAACTGCAACGTCAGCTTGACGACTGCACGCATCTTCTTTTTGCCCTCGGGACCAAACTCGTTGTAGGAGACAATCTCCGCGTTGCTCTGGATGGCGATGCCACGGCTGAAGCACTCGCTGTTGACCTTCTTGAGCACAGTCTCGGCAGAGGCGTAGGAGTAGCCCTGCCCAGTGTTCTGCTTGTCCTTCTGCACGTAACCGACGACGAGGCCAATCTCAGCGAGCTTGCCAGCAAGATTCTTCTGCGGCTCAGGGAAGATATCCATAACGTCAACCTCCGGGTTATTGATGATAGAGTCGGTCTTCTTGCGTGGGCTCACTGGTTACCTCGTTGTTCGTTGATGGTACGCCAAGCAGCGCGCACCTTCTCTTTGATGAGTTCCTGATAGAAGTCGTCGGCCTCGATAGCGTAGCCGTAAAGTTCGTGTGCGTCAACCTTCGCGACCAGCAATCCGACCTTGCAGCCAGTTACTAGCATCTGCGCCTGCATCTGTCCATAGTATTCTTGTGGACACTCGACAGGCTTGTTCCACTTTGAGCGGTTCTTCGACGAGACGCACTTCACGTCAACGACGCAGCGGGCACCCATACGCTTAGCGTTCAGAAACGTCGTGAAGCTGCTGTGGAACACCTTGGAGATATCCAAGGGAGGCACCTCGGTGTAGAATGGCGTAGGCATGGCGAAGTCTGCCATTGCGTCAGGCGTAGCTGCAAGCCCTGGCACGTCGTCGTTAGCCATCAGCTTGCTGTTAGGCTCAAGGTACACGTCACAAAGCTCAGAGAAGCCTCGCAGGATGACCGACTCGCTAACGCGCCCCCAGTAGGTACGGGTGCTGTCTACGAACGGCTTGCCGATGCCGAGCTTGTCAGCGATGACATCGTTCTCCGTACGCCACGCAGACTCGCCAAGCAGCGCAGGGATGTCGCTCGCCGTGATGTAGTTCTTACGCTGCTCCAGCCACTCAAGACGGTCATCAGACTCAAGGATTCGGCACGTCATAGTTTCATCCACCTTCCAGCGAATAGGGTCCACTTGCCTTTGCTACCTTGAGTCCTGAGCGCCCTGTGACGCAGCGGGTTGTACCTTGGTAGAACTACCCGCTTCTGCTTGTGTAGGACTTTCGGGATGCGTCGCTTCTCAGCTTGTCGGCTTCGAAGTTCCTCGACTTCTAGCACGAAGTCGTCGTGCCTGCAACCGTATCCAAGATTCTCTTGCAGGAACTCTTCTAGGTCGAGCATGATCACTCTCGTTTCGAGTTGTAGACCTTCCCACCGTAGCAGAACGAGTTGTCGCTGTCCAGCAGAATGACGTGCGGCGTGAACTTTACGCAGTCGCGGAGCCGTGAGGCTCCGTAGAACTCTAGCAGCGTGAAGCCTCGCTGCCAGTTAGCGTTCGGGTTGTAGGCGTGGTCGCTCGATAGGTGTGGGTTGGCGATACCGTAGACCGTCTGTCCGAGGATGGTTTGCGCTAGGAAGCCTCCCCGATGGTGATGCCCGACGAGAGTGCTCACCGTAGGCGTCTGTCGCAGCAGCTTGTCAGGCACCGACTTCGCGCTTGAATACTTGCCCGACTGCACGTGCCCATGGCGAATGAGGATGGCTCGCTTTCCGACGAAGAGCCCCGGTACTCCCGGCTTCTCATCCACCCAGCGCACGGACTGGTCCATACCCTGGGCTGTGAACTGCTCATGTAGCGTAAGCCCCTTAGCGCCCCGGAGGGCCACCGCACGGCTTCCTACGATAGCCTTCTTCCAGCGGTCCTCATGGTTGCCTGAGAGGATGTAGACTGGAATCTTCTGCTGCCGTACCGTAGCGTTGATGAAGGTTACAGCCTGCTTGATTTCGGAGATTACTTCGTGAGGCGAATCGTCCTCGGGGTCGTACTTGCTGATGGCTTGCAGGTCTACGATGTCTCCTGCGAGCACCAGCAGCGAAGGCTTGGTGTCCACCAAGAATCGCCAGAAGCTCACCAACGAGTCCCTGCTCTCTGCGCCGAAGTGAACATCGCTGGCGATAATGACTTTGTGTACGCTCACAAGTAGTCTCCCTCGTCTGGAAACACCATGCCGACAATCAGCATGACGCAGAGGATGATGAAGGTTAGGGTACTCATTAGACGTTCGGGAAGGCTAGGGACAACAGGTAGTCCATGCAGTCGTCGTCAACCACAAAGAACGGCTGCTGCTTGTCGTCCCTGATGTAGACCAACACAGGTCGGCCGTCTGTGGCTTCCTGCGCCTGCTCTAGCGCTCCCCTGACGTTCGGCTTGGCTCCGAGTTTGGCTTCAACCCAGAAGGGAGTATTCTCGACATCAGCAGCATCACTGCCGCTACGACTTTGGTTAGCACCGCGACACGCATCCGGGAACCAGCGTTTGAGGAAATCTCTCGCTTCATACTCTCCCCGCTTGCCTTTGTCTCTGCTCATCTTGCCGCCCATGATACCTCCTAGAAGTCGTCGTTGCCTGCATGGTACTCACGGAGCCCGTAGCCATCGCGGATCATCTTGAAGCGACAGTCCTCACCGCCGACTGTGCTCTTATCGATGAGTCCGTGCACGACACTCTCCTCACGGTGCAGCATGACAATGAGACGCGCCTCGTTCTCAAGGTCACCCGATTCCTTCAGATGCCAGCGGCGAGGGGCTTGCGTCATATCCACACGGCGAGCAACCTGCGAGATAAACACGACGGCCATGTCAAGCTCAGCAGCTCGGGCCTGGATTACGGTGAAGTTGCTGGCAACCTCGTTACGTCGGTCCTGACCTCCACCGCGCATCTTCTGAAGGTAGTCGATGTAGACCAGCCGACAGCCCTTGGCGTGAAGCTCATCGAGCGCGTCAAGCACTGCGTGAACCTTGCCGCCGATGCAATAGACGACGTGTACAGGAAGCCCACCAAGGGTCTCCATGGCGTCGTAGATGCGATTCTTCTCAGTCAGCGTCAGGTCTTTGCGACGAATCTTGAGGCTGTCCACGCCTGACACGAGCGAGATGGCACGGGTGCCTAGAACGTCGTGGCTATCCTCTAGCGACACGATGCCCACAGGCGACGCAGCGCTCGCAGCAGTCATCGCAGCACCGAGCATGGTGCTCGACTTGCCGACGCCCGTGTCAGCACCGATGATGCCAGCAACGCCGGGGAAGATGCCGCCGATGATGCGGTCAACCCCAGGGATGCCAGTCTTGATAAGGTCGGGCTCCCCGTCGGTGAACGTGCGGAGAACCTTGACCGCTTCCTGAGCCGACGAACCGAGATTGTAGACGCTCACTTGAACCACCTGATGAGGGCCTCGACAGCACGCACAGACGAACGGTTCACATTGTCACGCCAGAGACAAGCAAGCCCCCAAGCAGACTTGTCCTCGTGAAGAATCTCGTCCAGAGCGTGCGAGAAGAACGCTGTTGCATCCTGCATCTCAGTAACACGGTTGACCAGAACCTCACGATAGCCTGCGTCAGCGTCGGTTGAGTATTTCATATGCTCCTGTCAGCGGAATAGGTTGGGCCATCTCTCACGGCAGACTGCCTGCCACTTCCCAGCCAGCCGTTGGAACTCGGCGTCAGCAGCCTCGTCTGTACGCTCCTTGAACAACTTAGTCAAGGCGGCTGGGTTGGAAGTCCACACGAACGAAGTAGCAGCTTGCATCGGTAGGTAGCCAGCAGCCGCTTCGTAGATGCGTTTGCGACTCTTACCACTAGGATCGATGCCGTGCAAGTGCTTGTAGTGAGAAATCTCAGTCGTCAGGAAGTCCTGGTACTCAAGGTAGGCCCGCGTCATGGACACAAAGAAGTTCTCTCGCGTCTCTTTGCTATTCAGGTACGGATGCACGACGAAGAATCCGGGATGCTCCGTGTAGCGCGTAGACTCCTGCGAGGGGCTACCTTCCTCGTTGCGGTCTGAGCCTACGTAGTGCCGGATAAGCTCGTGGGAGAGCCTGCGCGAGACGCCAGCGATGAAGAAGCTCATCTTAGCGTGGTAGGCGACGCTCCCGTGCGGCAACGTACCAGCCTGCGGGAACAGCATCCGGTCGATGTACTCCGCGTTGCTCTTGCGGCCTGCCTTGGCTCCGTAGGAGTGGTAGCAGCTTCGTCCTGCAAGTTCCACCAGCAGTTCGTTACCCGTCAGGCTACGCTCGTTCTCCGTGCCGTAGTGCGGGAAGAGGGCCATAGCCCGCTTGTCCTTATCGAACAGCGTCTTCTCTGGCAGGCACTCAGGACGGTAGTCAGCCACCCAATCCATCATGCTGTTTAGTCCCTCCGGGATGAGGGTCATTTCAGCGATGGGCAGGACAGTCGGCTCGGTGATTAGCGTGATGTTGTGACTCACTGTTTGCTCCTAGCGAAATAGGTCATACGACGAAGTTCTTTATTCTCTATCCCGACGACGTAGAGCTTTCCACGGCAAGAAACGAATTGCAGCACGCCTGCTGGAACACCATCCCTCACGACGTGCCACTCTTCACACTTGTCGCAGATTACTTTGTCACCAGCCTCCACTCGCTCGGAGGTACGCAGTTCGTCTGCGCCGACCATGCAGACGTTGACGTAGTAACCGTCGTCCTCATCGCTCATCGTCTTGCGCCTTGTAGTTGAGGACAGAGGCCATCTCCTCGATCACTGCGTAGAGTTTGCTATTGTCGCCACGCAGATAGGCAAGCATCGCGTCAGGGTCACGCCAAACATCGATAACCTTGCGCGCAACTGTGCGAGCCTCCAGAAGCCTAGCCGTAGAAGTCTCAGCAGCAGCCTTGTAGACGGCAATCTTCTCGTCCGGGTCGTCTAGTAGGTTGAAGGTCAGAAGGTGCTCGGCATCGTCTCGCTCACGCTGAATCTTGCGGCTAGCTGCCTTGAACGCCCGCAGTACGCTGTGCATACGGTCGAGGTCCATCTTTAGCGAGTCACGCTGCCGCTCGCGAGTACCGCTTTCCAGCACGATGTGGTGGTAACAGTTACGGCACACCCAATCGCTCTCAGCCTCACAGGCGTTGCACTTTGTGGTAGTCACTGAATGGTCTCCTTCTTGGCCTCTTCGACCAGTAGGCGAGCGTCTAGCATACGCTGGATGGGAAGCAAGTACTCAAGGCCGAGACCTTCGCGCGCGACGTGATGCTTAGCGAAGTCCTCAGATGACTCAAATCCCTGAGCCTTGCGGAGCGCGTCGATTGCATCATCCTTGGACTCAGCGTCGAAGATACCGAAGTAGTCGTTGCTGAGCTTGTCGAAGATGCGGTACTTCATCGCGACACCAGCTTTGCGTTACGAAGCATACGGATGAGCTTACGCATCTCGTCAGCTTCACCCTCTGCGCGCCAGGATTCTGCCGCACGAGCCGCCTGCATTGCAATCCGGTAGTAGCTCTCAGCAAGGCTAGCAGCAATCTGCACGTCGCTGCTTTCCTCACGGGAGAGGCGGCTCTCGGAAAGGGCAATCTTGGCGATTCGGTCGGCGTTTGTGATGGAGTTGTTCATGGGGTACATGGTAGCGGATTCCTTTCGACGTGCAAGAAAAATCGTACATGCCCAGCGATTTCGAGCACTTACAACTTTCTTTGCTGGTCGGCTTGCGCGAAGCTCGAAAGTATGGTACACTAGAAATCTGTCCAGTGCTAAGGCGATACGTCGTAGTGATGCGCCACTAAATATTGTTGTGTAGACGTATCGATTGCATTGCATATGTCGTGGACTGTTGCTATAACTCTGTCTGCGATATACGTCGCAACCAACAAGTGAGCGTATAATGACTGAAGATACCGTGCTAGTTCCAGAAGACCTGCTCGTTACCCTGGTCGGCTACGAAGACGTTGTGAAAGAAGCAGTGTTCAGCTTCCAGCTTCTTCTAGCAGCAACGCGCGAAGCGCAGACTGAGCTTCCTGACTCCAACGGCTTCAAGGCGTTGAACAACGCCCTAGCCTCACTTGGTCGGCAGCTTGGTAACATCAGCGTCGAAGCAGCAAAGACCGTGAAGGCCATCTACGACATTCAGAATAACTGTACAATCGCGGAGCTTCCCCTTGGAGAGAACTGACCAAACGGCACTCTGGCCGTACATCGGCCAGCTACGCAAAGCACTGCTTCTGGATGTAAAGACCTTGAAGCCGAAAGCCCTCAGGCAGTACCTCACAGAAGCCATCCAAGCACTAGACACCATCGAAACGCGCATCAAGCAGCAAGCCGAAAGGAACGAGGCCGACAAGTGATTACTATCATCGACGGGCAGGGCAAGGGACTTTGGTTTGACCTCAAGAGCCAGAACACTCGGCTCCGAAAGGAGCCGCCTACCGCTATCGTGCTTCACCATACGGCTGGCGAGGGACAGGCTCCTCAGGTCTACCGCACGCTAAAGAACCGTGGCCTAGGCATCCACTTCGTGATCGATAGTGATGGTAAGGTCACGCAGATGGCCGACTGGAAGAAAGTCGTAGTGAGCCACGCAGGCTCCATCAACGGCCGCAGCATCGGGATTGAGATTGTCAACCGAGGCGTGCCGCCTGCAATCCTGGGGCATCAGCGTGAGGTCTATACCCACAACTTCCGAGGCAAGAACCGGGAGTTCTTGAAGTTCCACCCTGCTCAAGTCGAGGCTACTTGGGAGCTACTGCGACACCTGAACTTCCTGTCGCAGATTCCTATCGTGTTCCCCGAAGGGGAGAACGTGCTCGATAAGGCTACGCAGGCTACCTACAACGGCGTGCTAGGGCATCACCACTTGGTGCTTACCAAGATTGACCCTAGCCCTCACGTTTGGGGAGCCTTGCGCGCTTACGCCGAGCAGCGCTGAACCCCTCGTCCATAGCAGCCTTGTTCGCTGCAAAGACGGCTTCCACGGGCCTGTTATTCCGAACCGCCTCCAGCAGTTCTGGGATGACAGGCTCTAGCCATTTCAGCAGGCTAAGCACGTCAGCGAGCGTCATGGGGTCCACCGTCTTTCTCGGCCTCCTCCCAGCGCTCCAGAGTCTCCAACTGCCCGTGGCAGGTAAGCTCGAAACCATCAAGCTCCGCGTCAGAGACGCTAGGATGGTCCGCTGCGTACGTAGCAGCGGTGATACAACCCGTGCTGATAGACGTGTGAGCAGCCATCAAAGGAACCTCGCCGCAGGCAGCGACGAACAGGCTCAGAACGAGAAGCCTCATTCCTGCCCCTCAGAGGCCCCTAGAGCCTTCGCGATGGGGGAGATGGCTAGATAGTTCAGAACGCCTACGAAAGCGGTTACAGCACCCTTCCAGGCGTCAGGAACCAAAGGGTCCAGAACTGCCGCCACGCCAGCGGTCGTAGCAGCGAAAGCAACCAGCAGGGAGACGAGCTTGGTATGTTTCATGATCTCAGCTTTCGTTCCAGAAGGTTAGGTACTGCTCACAGGTTTCCTCTAGGGCTTGGAGGACGCTCGCGCTGAAGGTGCCACGAACGACCACAAGGCCGGTGCTGTCGGCGTAGGCTACTTCCCCACCATCGAGCATGACTTCAAGAGCCCGCTCGTCGTTGCTAGCGAAGTAGGTCACGAATCCGATAGAATCGTCGGGTAACTGGATGGTCTGCGGTAGCATGGAACCTCAGATTGCAGCCTTCACTGCTTCACCGATGGCGATGTTGGAGGCAGTACCGGGGTGTACCTTCGCCGCTTCCACGTAATCCGGTAGCGGGTCGATGTTGACCATGATGCGCTTAGGTGCGCTAGCCTTCTGCCAAGCCTCCTGCTGAGTGCGAACAGCCTCCCAGCCGGGGTAGGAAGTATCCGTGGGAACTAGGGTCGGCTCTTTGCGGAACACGAAGGGTACGTTAGTCAAACAGGGTTCTGCTCGCAGGGCCGTTTCGATGGCGCTCCAGTTTGTATCCCACGTAGGAGCCGCAGACACAGCGTCGTTGATACCCTGGTCGATGTAGACGCCAACCCAGTCAATGGTCTTTCCATAGACCGCAGCAATATCGTTGACGCGTCTCACTCGCGCCAATGTAGCGCCAAGTAGCGTTCCAGTATTCGTAGTCGAACTGTTCCAGTTCGCGCTAGTCGTAGACCCCTTGCCGCAGTTGATATGCAACCAAACGTTTCCATTATTGGCTGTCTGAAGATACCAAGCCGCAAGACCACCCGGACCGACTCCAGGCGTACCCGAGTCAGCATTTAGGAATGAGTCTACGGCATAGGTATACACAGGCTGCTCGATTGCTGGCAACGCAAGCGTCGTATCCTCGCCAGTCCACGCATAGATAGCTCCCGCTGACGGGGGATACCCACTGGGTAAGCCGACAACCGAGGAGCGACCTCGCGCGCAGCTTTCACCGACGATGAGCAGCACCTTGATGTTACGTGCATCTGAGAACGCACCACTTGCTGTGAGGGGTACGGTGGCCACTCGATAACGGTTGTCGTTTCCGATCGTTGCACTAGCAGCAACGCCGTTCGTTCGTGTCTGGATGTTATACGCAGTCGCACGGTTGATAACCCGAGCAATCTGCCGAGTAGTTCCTGGAGTCGATGAAACTCCACCATACCAAGACCAAACAGCAGAACCGATAGCAGGCGCTCCGGTGTTCAAGTTGAGACCATCACGGAACAGTGACCGATGAGTAACCGTACGCGACGTAGTGATACCGTACCGAGACTTGCAGTAGTTGGTGATTCTCTCAGGAGAGAAGGTAGATGGCAGGACACCAATCTCAGCCATCTTCCCCTCAAACTGCCGCGTTGTCGAGTAAGCCGAGTACCCTCCGATGGAGGGAGCAACGCTAGCAGCGGTGTTCGCTGGTGCGCCGTTGTATTCGCCAGTAACCAACAACGTACCATCAAGCCAAAGCTCAAAGCCGTTTACGTTCTTTCGGTACACTAGGACATGTGGCGTGTCTCGTACAACCTCGGAGTCCGCTCCGAGAATCGTCACGCATCGAGCAGTGCCGCCGTTGCCGACAAACACCTCGCCGGTCTGCGTCGTCGCGTTGTAGAGCAACGAAAGGCCTCGATTGTTTGCAACGAGGTCTCCGATGCTATTCCAGAGATACTTCGTCTCACCAGTCACCGTGCTTGGACGAAAGACCATGTATAGCGTCGCGTCGGTCGTATCGTGCAGGAACGTCCAGGTTGACGCTGCACCACCGACATTCATGAAGTCATCTGTCGTGAACGTCAAAGACGGCTGGTTGTTGAACGCCGCGTCGCTAGCCGTATAGACAGGCTGGTTGCCTGCGGTAGCCTGAGTCGCGTGCCGTGCGCCAGCCGTCAAGTCGGTCCACTGCGACACGCTCATCGTCTCGCGGTAGAGCGCGCTCATCGTCGTGAAGTCTGCGCGCGGGTTGAAGGTCAACGCCTGCTCAAGCAGACCAGCTTCAAGGTACTGCATCTCAGCCGTCGTCAGCCTGCGGTCATAGACCAACACGCGCCCGAGACTGCCGCCCCAGTAAAGCGAGCCACCTGTACGCGCGCCGAGGCTGATGGTAGCCGCTGAGAAGGTACCCGTGTTCTCCGCGCTCACACCTGCCGTCACAGTCGGAGCAGCACCGTCAAGGCGCATGGTCGAAGTCTCAGCAGCAGCCGCCGATGAGAAATCCATGACCGCAGAGACAACACTAGGAACCGCAAAGTCTGTGGTGATGTAGCTTGAACTAGTACCGACGTTGCCAACGCAAGTGGAGTAGATTTGTGAACCAGTAGTCTGCGAGCTAAGAGAAGCGCTACCTGCGGCGACGCCGTTGTTGATTTCGCAGAGCACGCCAGTGGTCGCTGACGTATGCGTGTCAGAGCCAAGCACGACCATGGTAACAGCGCTCTTGCCAGCAAGCTGCGCCACAGAACCAGACGTGAGGATGTTGCTCGTCCCGTTGAAGGTAACGCTACCGGTACCGTTCAGAACGGCGTTACGAGTAGCCGTGCCGCTGAAGGTATAGCCGCTGCGCTTATCTACCCAGCTAGTGATGCTACCAGACGCCAAGTCGCGCGCGTCTAGGTCGATGATAAGGCCGGTGAGCTTGTTGGGATTGAAGCCCTGAGAGACAGGAGCCACAATACGCCGACTACCGCGTGCACCACGCCTCATGCCATCCCCTTATGCATAGCCTTGAACTCCTGCTGTAGTGCAGTAAGCTGCTCAATGCACTTGTGCTCTCGGCTGACCGCACCCTCGACCAGTGCCCGCAGTTCTGCGACTTCGGCATTACGAAGCGCTAGCGCATCAAGAATAGCCTTCTCCTGTTGATTCTGGATGTCCTGTTGTGCTACCTGTGCAGCAGCCAACATCTGGGCAACCTTTGACTTCTCTTTGTAGACCTGGATGACTGCTACAAGGGCAGCAATCAAGCCGGGAGCGTTAGCCCCGAAAGCGCTCAGGTCGTTGGCGGTAGCAGTGCATCCAGCGAATACGCTAGTGACTGTGGTAAGCCAGAACCAGCGAGGCAGGTCTGCTAGCGCAAAGAGAGCCTTCTTCACGGCTCAACTCGCAAGTACGCGCAGGGTGCCAGCAGCAGTCGCCTGCGTAACCAGCCACATCTTACCGCTCTTTGAGGTCGGCACCACTCGGCTCTTATCGATGCCGATGTAGACTCGCTCGCCACAAGCTGCCGTATTTAGCGCTGTGGCAGTAATCACCGGGGCCGTAGTGGGCGTGGCAATCTGGTCGGCAAAGTAGACATCCACGTCAGCGCCGAAGGCCTGTAGCGTAACCCACGAGCCGACTAGCGCCGTCACGTCGAGCGCGACAACCGACGCAGCGGTCGTGATAATGCCACCGGATTGGTTGCCGGGAACAGCAGCGGAATATTCGACGGTCGTGAGAGTCTTCATTGTAGATCCTGTAGGGATGCGCCTTCTGTAGAGGTGCTAGTGATGAGACTTGTAACCGCTCGTGCTGGGGTACGAGCCATTCCCTGAGCCTGCGCCTGCGCGGAAGTCTGCGCGTAGCTCGACTGTAGACGGGCCAGATTCGGCTGCCGAAGGGCCTGCTCGATGGGAGTACCGAGCAGCATGGAGGCCTGCACGCGGCTTGCGTAGGACATACGGACACCGTTGGTGAGCCTGTCAGCGTACTCCGCAAGCACCCGAGCATTCATCTCGCTAGCAAGCTGCGGGTAGACCGCCCTCAGAGCCTGCACCTTCGTCGTGCTGACGAAGCCGTTGGCGAAGTCGTCGTAGACGCTCAGCGGGTCTTGGATGGTCTCTACCGTACGCAGGATGTTGTGCTTGACCATGCTGGAGACTCGCTGCGACGGGGGAGCGGGATTCAGCGGGTCAAACAGGGAGGGAGGCATCTGCTGCCGCAGGTATTCAAGAGCGACCGTCATCTTGGCAATCGTCTCAGCGCCGTTGTTCGACGTGGGATTGACGCCGAGAGTCTCAGCCGTAGCAGCAAGAGCATCGGGATTACCGGAGTCCTCGGCCATGTTCTGCACAAGAGCGTCGAACTCTTCGTCGCGAGTCTCTTCGTCAAAGAGCGCTGGGGTAGAGACGATGACCTTTCGAGCAACCTGCTTGCTAAGGCTCAGGGTGTTGCTCGGCAGGGACAGTCGGTTGCCGATTGCCGTGACCAAGCGGGTCTTGGTTCGCTCGTAGGCTTCCCGCATACCCCGCAGGGCATAAGACGCAGCCACGCGCTTATCAGGACGCATAGCGAGCACGGTAGCCATAGCCGCAGCAGGCACCATCTGTCCGGTAGCCAGGAAGCCACCGAACAAAGCGGTCATGATGCTCGGAGCGACGCCTCGGAGCGTACCACCTTGGTTGCCCTGCAACTGCAAGAGCTTGTAGTCAGCCTTGGCTCGACCAACGTCAAACACGTTGCTACGCATACGCGAAGCAGTCTCGCCAACCAGGGTAGGTACATCGACGTTTGCTGTAACACCGGGGATGTTTGCAGCATCCTCGACAGACCGCAGATAGTCGCGGATGATGGTTCGCTCAGCGATGTTGGCGTTGTCGCTATCGCGAAGGCTGAGACGGGCCAGTTTGCCGGGGTCTAGGTTGCGTTCAACACGGTCAAGCTCGCTGATACCCTCACGACCAAGCGTGCGAAGCATCAGGTTGCGGTTGCTCTGGATAGCGCGAACACGCGGCAGGTTATCCACAGCAGCCCGGGACCGTGCGCCGAAGATAAGCTCGTCTCCGAGGAAGTTGTCGTAGCTCAGAAGCGCGCTGTCAGCGAGGTCAGCAAGCTCCTTCTCAGCACCGAACTTCACGCCGCGAGAGAGGTTGGACAGGTCAGTCTGGATGTTGACCAGACCCTCTCCGTAGCCCGCCATACGGCTCTGAATCCCAAGAGCAGCTTCACGGAGGCTAGCAGCCTCCTCTGGAGCGACGAACTGCCGCCAGTCAAGGTTTGTGACGGGTGGGTGCTCAAAGCGGATCGGCAGGTCTGGGCGATCCACAGACAGGTTCCAAAGCTCGCGAATGGCCGAATCGGCCCCTGCAAAAGCTTCTCGATCGACTTGACCGTTTCGAAGCCGTAGAATGCGACGTGGCCCGCTCTGCCTCAGGAAGTCGATGAAAGCATCGGCCTCCTCAGCGAGCAGTCTCTCCTGAGCAGCAGTAAGTTCGATCTCAGGCAAGAACCTTCGGATTTGCCCTGCGAAGTCTACGGTAGCGGATGCCTCTGCACGGGCAGTAGCCGCCTGAGTAACCTCGTCGCTGCGAGTCCTAAACCGTGCGACAGCATCGTCTAGGTCAGACGTGAAGCCGTCTAGCCTGCGGCCGATGGAGCGTAGTGAGTTGACAATAGGACTGTCTCGCCCGACCATCACGTTCTGCCCCGAGAAGCTGCTACCGTCAGCGAAGCGTCGAGCGTAGTCACGAAGCCGCTCGGCAGCGACGAGTGTATCGTCAACCTCCTGACCGAAGACTACTCCAGCCTCAACAGCAGCGGCGCGGTTGGCGTTTACCTCTGCGAGAGAGCCAGCGACTTCCCGCCGAGTGCGGTCGGTGATCTCAAGCTCAATGCGGCGAGCGATATCGTCAACAGCGGTGATATCCGCAGCAGAGGCAGCGGCAGACGCCTCGTGAATCGCGTCAGGGACGTTGGCAAGGTCTTGCTTGACGGGATTGAAGAAGCTGCGATTGAGGGCCGGATCGACTTGGCTGATTGTCTGATTGAGAGAGACAATCATTTCCTGGGGCTTCGTCGTCGAAGCAGGGTCTAGGCTTGCTGAGATATCCCCGGTCAGGCGCTCGATGTTGTCGCGGTTTGAGAGGATGGGGGCGACGACGGGTGCTCGTCCTCCAGCGACACGGGAGCGGAGAATCTGGGGCGTAGCAGCGAGGAGGTTCAGACCTCCACCAGCCACAGCACCGAGCCCTCCGAGCAGCATGATTTCCTCGCCGCTGAACTCAGGGAGCCTGTCACGGATGATGCCTTCACCGACAGCGCGAGCAGCACCCGTAGCAAGGGCCTCAGTAGCCCCCACAGCCGCCCCAGCAGCCACACGGCCGCCGACCTGTGCCGCAGTCTGTCCGAGGCCCGCACGGGCCAACCCAGCAGCAGCACGGCCAGCTAGAGCACCCTCGGCAGCGATAGCCACTGGAGCCGTAGCGACAGCAGACCCGACGAGGCCCACAGCAGCGCCCACCGTAGACGCAAGCGGGCTAGTCTGCTCGTTTGCTTCGATCGGCGTAGGACGACGGTAGGTGCTTGTAGCAAGCAGCAGTGCATCGTCGTAATCGTAGCCTGCGGCTAGAGCGGCCTCTAGCGCGCCTTGGTTCGGCTGGCTAGACGTAGCACGCGCTAGGCGACGGTCCTCTGCTGCGCGGGCAGATTCGTTCGGTAGCCCCAGTGCAGCGTTGTTGATTGTAGAGACAGCGCCAGCGATGAGGCTTTCGCCTACAGCGCCGTACTGCTCTCGCAGGGCTTGTGAGTTCTCCTCAGTGGCGAGTTGGGCGAATCGCTCTTGATTGCCGCGAACGAAGTCGAGAGCGAATCCAGGGCGACTGAACAGCCTCGGTAGGTCAGCAGCGCGGTAGCGCTCAATGGTCCCGTTCGGCGTACGGACTGGGACAACTTGGTCGGGAGCGAGAACAGCACGACCGTTCAGCAGTTCTTCGGCTGCTGTCTCGTCGTCTAGAAGGATGGGGGAGTTGTCTTGTGGATTGTATGCGCGGACGCTCATTTATCCCCGGTGTATCAGCGACGAGGCGTTTGGGTGCGGTTCACTTCGTTACCAACCGGAGAAGGCGGCAGAGCTTGCTCAAACCGCTGGCGATAAATCTGAGCGACCTCGGGGCCGTGCATGGCGTCGATGTTTGCCTGCGCTCGGTTCAGGACTTCATCAAAGCGGCGCAGACGGTCATCAAAGTCTCCC